ATTCATTCTTAAATATTAGTTTAATAAATAATCTAAATATATTTATATCTTTTATATCTGACCCATAATAACTTAAATTTTCTACTTTTAATTTTGTCTTATTTTCTATTTGTAATGGTAATGTTGTATTTATTACATTCTTTAAGCTTTCAGTTAAAAATTTTTTCGTTATAAATTCTAAATTTTCATTTCCAAAATTATTTAATATAAAGTTATTTGTTGTATTATTACTATTTGTTATATTATTAGTTATTTTACTATTTTTTAGTTTTTGATTTTCTAACTCAAGTTGTAATATTTCGTTTTTATGTTTTAATTCTATAATTTCCTTTTCTAAATCTACTTTTATACATTTATTCTTTCTATTTAAATGATTTAATAATATCTGTTTTGTTTTAAATACAGTTAAACAGTTTTCACATTTAATTATATCTTTAATACATGATTTTTTTTTATTTATATGTCTATTTAAATGATAATTTGATTTAAATTCTTTACTACATTTTTTACACTTATACATTTTTTAAGTTTATTTTTGGGAATAATATGTATATATATATACTTATATTTATTATTTATATTTAAATAATATTATTTTTTATATAAATAATTATTTTATATTTGTGAAGATAAGTTTTCCCAATTATAAAATAATTTTACAATATTTTATTTTATAATTGGTATCTTAAATATTTATTATTTCCAAATAGGGTATATATATATATATAATATTTATATAATTTATAAAATAATATAATAAAAACATACTTTTTATTAATTATAATTATTTTATAAATGGGAATATATATGTATGATTTTTATTATGTTATTTTATAAATTATACTATAAATATATGTTTTCACAAAAATTAAATAATTATTTAGATATTGTGAAAAAAATAAAAAATTCATCTTAAAAATATTCTTTGAAAAAATTTTTTACTAACCTTATAAAAAAAAAATTTTTGATAGAAAAATTAAAAAATAAAAATGCAAAAAATGTCTTTTATGTTTTATATAAAAAAATAATTAAATATAATATAAATATTTATATGAATAATAATATATAGAATTAATATGTCTAATACAGAAATACTTACATATAATAATTTAAAAAATAAAATAAAATCAGATGAAAATATATTAGAAATAATAAAACTTATAAATAAGACAACAAAATTACCAATAAATGAAACTTTAACAGATAAATATATAGAATTAACAAAAAAAATAGATTTAAATAAAATAATATATATTCATAAAACAGATATAAAAAAAATAAATGATCATTTAGTTAATTTATTTATATATAATTATTTAAAAAAAGATTTTCCAGATGTGCGAAATATGTTATATAGAGAAATTAGAAATAATACAACATATATTATGGATGATGATTCTAATAATTTTAATAGATTAAGAATTCGAGATGATCCACATTTAACAAATATTAATGAGAAAGTATATACAAAAAATCATTATAGTTATAGTGATATTATTAATAAAGAAAATTTAGAATCTAAAAAAGAATCATATAATAATAACATAGTTAATATAAATGGTTTACCAAGATTTAATTATAATCATATAGAATATAATACAATTACATTATCTGTAGATACTAGATATCAAAATATAGCAAATACAGATAGAACACGATTTGATTTTAATGTATCAAATAATATGAAAAAAAAATACCCTCGTTCTGGTAATATAACAGCATTAGGAAATATAACAAATATAGTTAAATTTGAAATATGTGGATTTAGTATACCATATAAACCAATTGTAAATAATAAATTTAAAGAAATAACATTACGTCTTAATGATTTTACATCTGATTGTATAGAGCATTATGAATTTGTACATCATTGGAAATTTAAAATAAAATATATTGAAGAAGATAATAGGATATTATTAGAACCATGTGAAAAAATTTATGAATTTAGAAAACCAATTACAGAAATTGATAATTTTTCAATATCATTTGGTAATCCTTTTGTTCCAATTAAATTTGATAAAGATAGGATGATGACAACAAATATTGATTATACAAATAACCCAGCTATTTTTACATTTGATGAAGATCATAATTTATCAACTGGTGATTTTATTATTATTAATGGATTTACTTCATTAAATCCAGCAGAAGATTATATAATATTAGAAGAAATCAATAATCTTGAAGGTCACCAGATAACTACAGTATCATGTAACCAAATATGTGTTGATGGTATTGATTTAACTCGTATATTAAATCCTAATCCAGATTTAATTGTTGAGATATATTTTAATTCTAAAAGAATATACTTTAATATTAAGGTAACATATATAATTAATGATTCAACTTAAAATTAATATTAAAAAATTGATTTAATAAATTAAAATATAATAATAAGAAATGAATAATAAGAAAGAAACAATTAATGAATTAATTGTACCAGAATATAAATGTAATAATTTAAAATATATAAAAAAATAAGAGTAGAAATAGGCAAAATTTAAAATATGATTATAAAAGAAAAATATATAATTTATATTGTTCAAGTTGTAAAAATATTAATAAAATATTTAAATTATAATTTCTTTATATGTGGAAAATAATATCTATATTTATATAATTTATCTTTATTTTTTTTTAAAAAATCATAATATAAATTATCCCATAAATTACACCAATTATCTTTTTTATAATTACTCATGTTTAATATATAATTACTAGAAGTAATATATGGTTTTATAGTAGTCAACCCACCAGTAGCAAAAAATACCATATCATATACATTTTGATACATAACCCATTCATAAGAATCACATGAAAATTCCATAAACCATTTAAATCCTTCTTTTGGTGAAATATTATTTAACATCATAAAATTACCAATAACCATTAATCTACCTATATGATGAATATAGCCAGTATCAAATCCAGATATTATTATATCATCAACTGGTTTAATATCTAATGTACCATTATACCAATTTTTATTTAATTTTTTTGTATTATTAAAATAATTATAATTAAATTTAATATAAATATAACAATATCTCTGATATTCTCTCCAAAATAACTGTCTTAAATAACCTTCAAAGTTATTTAATTCAACTTTTGTTTTATATTTATCTAATTTATTAATGATATCTATTGGATTTAATAAACCTATATTAATTGATGAAGATAATATAGAATGAAACATATAATTATTATCTTTATTTATAAAATCTTGATAATTTCCAAAATTATTTAATTTTTTTTTTAAAAAATCATTTAACCATTTTTTTGCAGTATTATGTGTAACTGGATATATAAAATTATTAATATTACCATAATTATTTTTAAAATTTTTTTCTATATATTTAATAGCATTATCAATATAATATTCATCAATGTTATTTATTTTTGGTACTTTTATTATAGGTATATCAAAATTATACCTTTTTCTATTAAATTTATCTAAAGATTTTAATTCTGTATATAAATCTAACTCTTTTTTTGCCCATAAATAAAAATTATTAAATTTAAATTTATCAGTTTTATTTCTATAAATATTATATTGATCTTTAGATAATAAAAAATTTGGTGACTCAATCATATCACCATTAATTTTTATTTTATTAATTGGATCAAAATAAATATATTTATTTTTTGGTAAATTTTTATTAAATTCTATATATTTCACATTAAAATTATTTTCTTTTAATAAATCATAATAATATTGCATAGAAGCCCTGTGAAGAATTAACTTTTTTTTATTAAAATTATATTTAGTAAAAAAATCAGGATGTTCATAAATGATATATTCATAATCTTTATTAGTTAAATATTTTATATTAAATAATGTATTTGGAAGAATTAAAAAATGTTTTATATTAATATTCATTTTAATATAATTATTATGTATATTAATATATATATAATAATTATATAATTTATATTTTAAAATTATGTCAGTAGTTTCTAATATTGAAATTAATAGTATACCTCTTACATATTGTTATTGTTGTAATTTAAATAATGTAAATACATCTTTAGATAGTGTATTAACATGTCCATTATATGGTTGTATTAATACTACATATTCAAGTATTAGTTTAATGCAATATTGTAATGATTGTAATATTTTATTTGAATTAAATCATCCACATAGTTTAATGAATGAAACACATAATGTTAAAAATGTAAAAATGATTACTGATTATACATATAATATACAAACAGTTGCAAAAATTCCAGTATTTGATTCTTTTTCTGGTATGGAAACATTATTTATAAATAATGATATTATAGTAAATGAAAAAAAATGTTTTTGTAGGAATATAGTTTATTGTACAGCTGCAGATATTACAGATGATCCATCAATTTTAGAAACATGCCAAGATTCAATTACATAATATTATTATAATTTTCAGTTTCATCATAATATTTATAAGATAAGTTATCTAAAAATTTAAAGAATTCATTATTATCTTTTTTTTCAACTTGGAATCCTATTAAAATTCTTGCAATATCACTTCCATGATTTCTATAATGAAATAAAGAAATATTCCATGGCATATTTAATTTATTTAAAAATTCTTTTAAATTATTTAAATTATTTGGAAATTCAAATCTAATTATTAATTCATTAGTAATTTGTAATAAAGTATTTTTTGATAAATATCTTATATGACTTTTAGCTAATTCATTATTAGACATATCTTTAATATCATATCCAATATTTATTAAATTATTAATAATATTATTACACTTTGATTTAAATGACATATAAATTGATGCATTATTTTTATCTGAATATCTATAATTAAATTCAGTAATTATACCATGTAAATTATCTATATCACTATATAACTTATGGAATGATCCTTTAATTTCTGGAATATTTACATTAATTAATTTTTCATTTATATCTGTTCTTTCAGATATAAAACGCATACGTGTAAAATCAAGATTAGATCCAGAAGTAATTGCTACTAATGTTTTATCTTGTATTTTATTTTTATTAATATATTTATACATTCCTGCAATAGATAATGCACCAGATGGTTCTAAAATAACCCTAGTATCATTAAATCCCATTTTAATAGCAGAACATATTTCATCTGTAGAAACTGTAATCATTTCATCTACAAACATATTACATAACTTAAATGTTTCTTTCCCAATTTCTTTAACAGCAGTACCATCAGTAAAAAACCCAACAGTATCTAATTTAGTTAATTTATTATTTTTTATTGATAATGTCATACCTGCTGCATCTTCTGATTCAACTCCAATAATTTTAATTTCTGGTTTAATATATTTAATCCATGTTACAATACCAGCAAGTAAACCACCACCACCACATGGAATGAATATTTTTTCTACTTTATTATTATCTTGTAAAATTTCATTACCAATTGTACCATTACCAGCTATAACATATTCATCATCAAATGGTTTAATTAATATTTTATTTTGTTTTTTTTCTATTTCTATTGCTTTAGCCGATGCTTCGTCATAATTATTTCCATATAATACAATTTTAGTATAATTTTTTCCATGTTGTTTTACAGAATCTATTTTAATTTGTGGTGTTGTAATTGGCATAACAATAATTGAATTTATTTTTAATTTATTAGATAAATATCCAACCCCTTGAGCATGATTTCCAGCTGAACATGCTACTATACCTTGTTTTTTTTGATTATCATTTAATTGTAAAATTTTATTACAAGCTCCTCTAATTTTAAATGAAAATATATCTTGTAAATCTTCTCTTTTAAATAAAATATTATTATTAGTTAATGCAGATAAATTTTTAGCATTTTGTAAAGGTGTTTTTTTAACAACATTATAAATATTAGCATTAATAATTAGTTTACTATATTTATTTAAAATATCATTAAATAACTGTTTAGACATTATTAAAAAAATAATATCATTATAATAATTATATATTTATTTTTTTAATATATAATTAATATTTAGTATTTATTTTTTTTAATATATCTTCTATAATTTTTTTTTGTTTTTCTAATTCTTCTTTTAATTGTTTATTTTCATCATATAATATTTCTATATTTTTTGCTAAAATAGGAATAATTTCATCATAACACATAATAAATTTACAATCTTTAGGACTTATAAATGTTCTACCATCATCACATATTTCAATTTCTTCATCTAGTCCTTCTTCTGGTATTACTGTAACTAAGTTATCATAACCAGTTTTTAATATATCTTGGGCAATATAACCATAATGAGTTTTACTTTCATTATGTTTAAATTTAAAAGAAACTGGTTTGTTTGTTAATATAAATTTTTTACAAAAATCATTATTTAAAAATTCAATATCTTTTTTCATTCTTCTATCTGAATATACATCTATTTCTTCTTGGCATAAAATTCTACCCTTTGCTCTTATTGAAAATTGTTTTACTCCTGTTCCTGTATTAGTTCCAATAGTTCCATTTGTTTTTAAAAAACCATAATTAGATGTATAATCATAAGATATATCTCCTACCTCCAATGGTAAATTAGTATAACTAGCATTTCCAATCTTTATTTTATTTGTTACATTTATATTTTCACCAACATATAATGTTTTTGCAAAAGCACCACCACCAGCTGATGTAAATGAACCACCATTTAAATTACTTACTGAATTTGTACTATTTGCAATACCAATACCACCATATGTTTGTAAACTCCCTGTAGTTGGGCTTTCTGATATTTGTGTTGATTTTAAATAAGCATGCGATACATATGTATCAGCATAATCTAATGAAGTAATCGTAGTACTTGCTGGATTATTTGGTGTATATCCAATTACAAAAGATTTATTATTTTCATTCCATAACATACAAGAATATACTTTATTATATAAATTAATATTATCTCCTGGATTTGGTATAATTGTAAATGCATTTTCTAATGTAATTATACGTGTAATATTATTATATGATAAAATTTTTCTTGTATGATTATTTGCATTTCCTGATATTATTTTTAACCACCATCCTTTATAATAATCATTAATATTACTTGCACTAAATGGTAGTGTAATAGTTGTACTATTTGCTATAGTTATTATATGTGTCTCTTTAGGTACATCATTTACTACATCACCATAACCATTAATATTTTCAGTTTGGTATCTAACATTAAGGACACCTGTATCAGCACCAATACTTGATGGTGTAGAATTTAATGCAATAATATTATCTGTAATTGTTAATGTTTCTACATTAACAGTAGTTGTTGTACCACTAACTATTAAATTACCAGATATATCTAAATTACCACCAATATATACCGATTTAGCAAATGATGCACCACCTGCTGTAGTAATTGTTCCACCATTTGTAATATTTGTTGCATCTGTAGTATTAGATATTGATATACCACCACTTAATAAAAATGAACCTGTCATATTATCTATAGATGGTGTTATATTTGTTGAAGAAATTATACCAGATATATTTAAACTATTTAATATACCTAGTGATGTTATATTTGGCTGTGATGATGTAAGTATTGTTGCAGATAATTCTGATACAGAAAATGATCCTACTGTTAAGGTACCTGAAATATCTAAATTATCTAATGTACCAATAGAAGTAATATTAGGTTGTGAAGTTGTTATTAATGTACCAACTAAAGAATTTGCATTTAAAGTATTAATTCCATTAATATCTAAATTATTATCTAATATTAATGCTTTTATTGGACTAGCAATACCAATTGTAATACCAGATAAATAATTTAATTCATTAGCAGTTGAATTAACTAATATATTATTTAATTTTAACCCTAGTGTTGTACCATTATGTGATAATATATTTAAATTAGAATTTGAATCAATATATATATTACCATCTGATGATTTTATAGTTAATGAACCCATATCACAAGTATCAAAACATACATTTTTATTTCCTGTAATATTACCATTACTATATATACAAATTTGTGATCCAACAAATAAATTATTTGATATATATGGTGATCTATCATCCCAAGCTAAACATTCAGATGGAATTATTTCTAAAGATTGTGATTGACTTTGCCATTTAATTTTAAGTGTTTGTGTATTTATACTATCAGAATGTTGAATATATATTGGATAATATTTATTTGCAACCAATTCTATAGTATCTGATGAAATATCAATTAAATTATTATTAATCCAATTATTATATAACATTTTATTATTAACCCATAATCTAATTTTATCATCAGAAGTTATTTTAAATATATATGTTTCTGTATAAAGTGGTTTAATATAACCAATTATTTCTAAACTAAAATAGTCAATTTGTCCTAATGGATTATAATCTAATAAATCAATAGTAGATATTATATCTTTTTTTATCATTCTTCCAGTAAAGTTTTCGCCAGAATATGATCTTATTAATAATCCATTTGTATTTAAATTTTGAGTAAAACCAGTTACTATTAATTCACCAGTTGTAATCTTTTGTACTTCTAATTCATTAATACCACCTATATTGCAAGAAGCATTAGAAACTAATGCTTTATTTGGTATTGCAATACCTGGTGTATTTTGTGATATAGAATTAAATTCATTTAATGTACCTAAAAAAATACCATCACCTAATCTTATATTTGTAATTTGTGAATTAAATGCCATTTAATTTTTTAAATATTATTATATATAATATTATAAAAAATAATATTATTAAAATAATAAATGATAATATATATATATATATATATTATATAATAAATATTAAAATGTTATATAAACAATCAGCTTTAATTAGTAGTGATAATATTAAAATATATAATGAATTTAATAATGATATTAATATAGAATTTGATAAAAATTTATTTATAAATGAGCCACATTCATTAAATTTAACATACTTTAATATGGAATGTAGTCCTTTATTATTTGGAAATACAAATGATACAATACAAGTATCATTTACAAATAATAATAATATTATAAAAACATATACTATTTTTATTAATAATAAAAATAATATAAAAACAGATAATAATTTATCTAAAGAAATTACATCTGCATTAAATAATATAGAATATGAAGATTATGATATAGAATTTTTATGTTATACATTAGAATATGATAAAATAGTAAATAATATAAATATAGAATCTGATAATACACTAGTATCATATTCCATTTTAGCAACTAATGATTGTACTATTTTATTTAATAATAAAAATAGTATAGGACCTTTAATTGGATTTGGATATGGCATATATAATATAACTAGTAGTTTAGGTATTTATGGTATTTTAACACCTTCAATAACTAGTTATAACTATATTGAATGTAATAATAATAGTGGGTATATACAATATAATAAAATATGTAATAATCATGATGAATCATTTATACATGTTTTAGAAAAAAACATACAACTTAGTAATATTCAATTAGATAATAGTAATATTATTAAAAACAATGGTAATATTATTTATTCTAATTTTTATGATAAAAATTGTAAAATGTTATTATTTGATTCTAATAATAATCTATTATTAAATTTAAAACATCCAATGTATGATACATCTATTAGTATTAATAGTAAATATAATAATACAATATATTATAATAATATAAATAATATATTAAAAGAGATTGAAATTGAATTAAATAAATTTAGTAATTTTTTTACACCAAGTGCTGTTTTTGAAGTATCATATGATATTAGTACTAAAAGTATATGTATTATTAATACAACAAATGCATTATTTGGTATTGGATTTGATTTTAAAAATTATTATAAATTAGAAACAACTGGATCATTACATAAAATATTAGGATTTGAAGAAAAAACATATTTAGGTGTTAGAAAAATTAATAGTACACGAAAATTATTGATATTTAGTAATACATTTTCAGAAGAATATGTAATGATTGGTAGTAATATAATTGATAATAATAATAATAATAATACTAATTCTATAATACCATTAGGTCCATCTAATATAACTGAATTAAATAATTTTATATTTGCAATACCATATCATTTGACAGAGAATTATATGTCAAATATAGACAATTTATTTTCAGTACCTTTATATAATTCAAAATTAAATAATAATAATAATGATAAATTTTATATAAACTTTTATATTAGATTAAAATCTGGAAGGCATTGTAGTATATTATCACCTTATACATTATTATTAGATATAAATTATAATTAAGATGTTTCAACCCAATGAAAACTTGCATGTATTCTTCCTGATGCAGTTTCTAAATTTGTAATTACAACTGTAAATATATCTGATACACCTTGAATGTTAGAAGTTAAAATATTTTCATAAGATAATGTTTGTCCTTGCATATTATAAATTTTATTATTTTTATCCATATAAATTACCATTATTAACTCAGAATTTGTAGTATCTATTATAGTTTTAGTATAGCTATAATCAATCATTGAATTTGACTTTGATATCCAATCTAATTGATCAGTAAAAACTGGATTTTTATAAATTTCAATTATTAATGGATTATTTGAAGAATTTTGTGAATATATATATGGTTCAAAACTTCTAATAACAGCTCTGTTATATTGATCTTTTAATTTAATAGAAAAGAATGAATACAATATATCTGTACCTTTTCCACATATTTTTTCTATATCTGTTGATAATCTATGATATTTTAATATTTTATGTAATTTATAATTACCTTCAATTTTAAAAGTAGTTGGACCTTGAGTTAATATAGCTTGATTTGGATTATCATTATTTTTTTCTATAGAAAATCTTAATGGAAATAAATTAGATTTAAAGCAAGCATTTAAATTAGGACAAAATTTATATTCGTGGATTAAATATGGAATATTATTATGATATATAAAAAATTTGATTGAATCACGCAATGTATTATTAAATTCAATTCTAAATGTTAATAATTGATCAAATCTAGTTAATTTATATCTTGATGGTCCCAACCCATCTAATTTATCTCTTGAGAAACAACTTTGTTCTGTCCTTACTTCATTTTGACCTATACACCCATATCTGATTACTAAATATAATTTATTATCAGTTAACTCAATATATATTCCATTTCCACCAGTATCAACTGTCTTATCATCATTATCATCAAATATCCCCATACGAGATGTAAATCCAGTAGAATCTTCTAAATTATTTAATATACCAGATATCATTAATATTTTTATTTTTTCTGTTGGTGTAATAAAATATTCTTTAGTTTGGCGAATTATATAGTCATTTTGATTAACTACAATCATATCCACGCTATTACAACATTTATAATTACTATAAGCATCACCAATTACTAATTCATTTATTTGTGTATTATTTTCATTATCATATGTAAAATTTAAATTAACAATATCATATAAATTATTATTAGAATTTATTGAAAACATATTTATAATATATTAATATATTATATATTATTGTTTAAAATTTAAATTACTACACTCTCTATTATATGAATAATATAATATTAATATATTCAATTAAAAAAATAAATATTTTATAACAAAATTAAATTTTAATAACTTTAATATTATAAATTAAACATAATTCAGTTATTAAGTCTATTAAATTATCTGACATAAAATCAGATTTATTAATAATTAATTCTTTAATTTTGTTTTCTTTCATTCCATTAATTAAATTTAAAATATTATTTTTTTTCCAATTTAAATCATTAGTTGATATACAACTTATGATTTTTGAATTACTATATAATTGTTTTAATTTTTTAATTTGTTCATCTAATAATTCTTTTTGTGTGTTTTTATTAACTTTACAATAACAATATACTTTATTTTCATCAATATCTTTCTTTTTATGATAATTACTAAAATCAATTAAATTATAATTTATTTCAGTATCATCTTTTGATATTTTAATTTTATTTATTGGGTTGTCTTCTATAAATTTATTCATATTTGTTTTTGATAATGATTTTACTATTGGTTTAGTAATACTATCTTTGTTAAATAAATCTATATCACTATCAGTTTTTGATAATTTTATTGTATTATTAGCTAATGACATCCTTTGATTATTAATCTTATTTTCATTTATAATAGAATAAATATCATAAAAACGTTTACCTTTTTCTGAATTTCGAAAAAAGTTAATTTTTCCAGTATTAGCCCATCTTCTTAAAGTATTATCTGATACATCTAGTATTTCTCTAGCTGCCTTCCCTGATAGATATCTATGTTGTAATTGTTGTTCCATAATCAAAAAATTATTTTTTAAAAAATTAAAATTAATTATATATAATTATATATAGGTAGATATAGTTATTAATTAAAATAAATATTTAAATGAAAATTTAATTTATTATTAAATTTTAATTAATAAAATATAATAACATATAAAAAAATAAATTAATATATATAATAGTTTATAATTATTAAATTATAATTTTATATTTCAATATCTTTATCACTATATGATGAATTACATGATATATTATCATGTAATTCATCATCAAAATATTTTAAATTATTATCATTAATTATTTCTTTAATATTATCAAAATTTTCTGTTTGTTTTTGAAATAAAATATAAATAATTTTTTTTAAATTAATATTTTGATCAATTACTGTATCTATTTTTTTCATTAAATAGTTTAATTTTTTTTCATATATATTATTATAATTATCTTTCAGTACATTTGTTAGTTTATCATCTTCATTTATTTTTATATTTATATTAATTAAATTTAGATTATGTTCTACATTTTCAATTTTTTTTAATAATTTATCTATTTTTATATCTGATAAATTATTTGTCATAGGATTACAAATTAATGAATTTGTTTTATCTATTTTATTTGTTAAATCTAAATAAATTTTATCCATTATTATAAAAAAATAATTTATATATTTATATATTTTTTATATATTTAATTAATAAAAGAAATTAAATTTAATATATTTTTATATAATTGTTATATTAATTTTAAATTTAAAATCAATTATATAATTAATTATATAATTAATTATTTAGTTTCAACCCATGATATCGTCCCTCTAACTTTAGCAGCACCCCTTACAAATTCTACTGTAAGTGCTAGTACATCTGGTATTGCACCATCAATAGATGCATGTAAACCATATGTATTAAATAAATCTTGGACATCACTAGTAAATAAAGTACTCATATAACCAGAAGCAATTACAATTGAATTATTACCTATAGTTACATCATTATCAATTGTTGAATATTGAGCAAATGATTTAGTACTAACATCAGTCCATGATGGTGTCATACCAGTTGGATTTAAGATTAATCTCCATAATATAACTGCCCCTGATTCACTATCTATATCAATTCGTTTAGGCCAAATTGTTGCCCTAGAATATACTGGCTTTAATCTAATTGCAATTAATGGTCTATGATTACCAGATGAATTTAAAATAGTTGGACAATCAATTAAACTATTTACTGTATAATTAAATGGATATGATGGTATTATAGAATTACTATTACCACATAAATCTACTGATGTTGAATAAATTTCCATTTGTGCTTCTCCTTGAATAGCTTCTATTCCAGGGCTACTATTAATAAGTTCTGCTCTTATTGGTAAACTATAATTAAATAATGTAGATGTATTTAAATTATTAGATATTAAAAATTCATGGCAATATATAATTGTACCATTAATATTAAATCCATATCTAATTCTACCACCATTCATTTCTAAATCAAAATAAAATATTTGAGTTTTTGTAATATCTAATGTTAAACCACTTGTTCCAATTCCATCTAATTTATCTAAGTTCCATGATGATTGTGGTACTATTATATCGACCTGTGCACCAGTTTCATATGTTCTTCTACCAACATTAAGTACACCATCTGCATTAAGTTGAAAAAATACACCAGATCCACCTATATCTGCAGATACATCTTTATTATTAACATCATCATAGTAACCAATTCTTGCTATATTATAATCAACAACTTTATTAGTTCTTATAATACCACCTATTGTAATTATAATAATAGAATCTGCTTGATATGGCATATATGGTTTTGATTGAAAAACAACTAGTTGATCACTTGGATATGGAGTATTTGGTGGATCTGGATTATATCCAGGAAAATATGTATTTAATATAACAGCAGCAGGATTAGCATTATGTGTAACTGTACCAATATATCCTGAACCACCAATACCATTAATTTCATCAGTCTGTGTAATTAAATTATTAAATAAAATAGGTTGATCATCATATCGAAATTGTGCATTAAATAAATTAATACAAGTAGATATCCTAGTACTACTAGATGAACTATCTGAGCATACCCATGTGGATAATAAACTAATTAATTGCTCAAGTGTAGTATGCCCTGCTGGTATTAGTTGGCTTATTTCTGAATACTTTAAATATAATGTATGATTATTATCTCTAATCCAAAATTCATCAGAATTTATTTTTTGAATAACAGCATTTAGTTTTGGTATATAATCAATCCTACCATTATCATCACCAGATGTCCAAATAAATTTAAAATAATTACAGTCATTATATATCTCAACTGATTGATCTACATTACATCCATTACCTGTTTGTTCTGGTCCTGGCATTTTTTAATAATATTTTTATAAAAAATAATAATTATATATTATTTTTATTATATAATATATAATAAAATAATTATTTTTAGTAAGAAAAAATAATAAATAATTAATCTTTCTTACTAAAAATTAATTATTTATTATTTTTTCTTTATTTAATTATTTAATAAGTTTCAGTCCAACATAAAATACCTCTAACTTTTGATTGACCACGTACATATTCAATACTTAAACTAAGTTCATCTCGAATATTACCCTCAATTGTACTACTAATACCAAAAGATTTTATTATAGCAGGTATTTGCTGACTATATTGTGAACTAACATATCCAGTAGCTAAAATATGTGTATTTGCATTAAATGTCAAATTTCTTTGTGTTAATGAATATTCAACTATTGATCTTTCTCCATTATCAAAATATACTAGAGGTCCATCATATGTTGGATTTAAAATTAATCTCCATAAAATAGCACTACCATTTTCATTATCTAAACTAATTTGACGAGGCCATATAATACCTCTACAATTATCATATTTTAATCTTATAGTTATTGCACTTATATGATCTCCAGATCCATTTAGATTAATTGTACCGACTTCACTTGTATTTAATGCAAATATATATGGATTAGATTGCATATTATGATCAGATGCATTTACATTTCCACATGCTTCACCACTAACTGAAAATATATGCATTTCAGCAGCTTGTTGTATATTATCACTTCCAGAAAAATTTAGTAATTCAGCTCTAATTGGTAATGAATAATTAAATAATTGACTTTGATCAATTAAATTATAATTAACAAATTGATGAGCCCATACAATACCACCATTAATATTAAATCCAAGTCTTATTCTACTTGAACTCATTTCAATTTCAAAACAATATAATTGTGGTTTTGTAAAATCAATATTATCTTTACTTGCACCTGAACCATCCATAGTATCAAATACCCAGTCTTGTTGTGGTACTTTTGTGTCTATTTGGGCACCACTAATAAATTTTCTTATACATGCATATGCAGTACCATCTGGTCCTAGTTCAAAGAATACACCACTTCCACCAATATCTGCAGCAACATCTTTGTCAAATGCATCGTCAAAATATCCTACCCTTGCTGTATTAAAATTTGCAGTTTTTGTAGTACGTATTGTAGCACCAATAACTATATACATACTTGAATCTGATTGAAATGGTAAATAAATTTTAGATTGTAAAATTGCTTTATCATTATTTATACCAACTATACCAGTTGTTGTTGTTTTTAAATATGCTGCTGGTGTAGGGTTTATAGATTGTAATACAGTTGCTAATCCATTTATTTTTGTATTAAATAAAATTTTATTTATTTTATATCTAAAATATGAATGTAATAAATTTATACAATGTGAAACTCTTGTTCTACCAAATGAATCTGTTCTTGTATCTGCTGGGTTTACTTTACTATCTAAACATAACCACATTAATAATATATCAAATAATTCAGTAATATTATTATGCCCTTTAGGTTGTTCCTGATTTATTTCAGAATATTTTAAATATATTGTATCCTCATTATTTTTTATTATAAAGTCTTCTTCATTTGTTTTTTGAAATGATATATTTTTTTTTGATATTAATTCTATTCTACCATTATCATTACCAGCAGTCCATACTAATTTTAAGAAATTACATTCATTAATTATATCTATAGAACCATCTACATCACATCCATTTCCTATTTGTGGAGGTCCTGGCATTTTTTTTATTTTTAAATTTTTTTCTAACCAAAGTTAACTATTTCTCTAGCTATATAATTATAAATATTTTTTTTATAAAAAATAATATTTATATGTAGAAATAGTTAACTTAGTATATGTATAATGTTAAAAAAAAATTGATAATAATTAATATAATAATATTATAAAAATGAATATATTATTTGTTATTAATTATGTATTAGGTAAAACTAATTGTTGTTCAAAAAATTTGGATATTTATACACACTGTAATAAATGTAATAAATGTACAAAAAAAAGATTTTATCATTGTAATAAATGTAATGAATGTCATTCTAATATTGCAGATAAGTATTGTAAAATTTGTAATAAATGTACATATCCTGGATTTATTCATTGTAGAAATTGTAATGAATGCCATCATAATATTATTAAATATTGCATTTAATGTAAACTTTGCGTTGAGAATAATAAATGTGAGTGAACACACTAAAAAAAATGTATTTAATTTTCATTAAAATATTTTATTTTTTTATTATTTTGTTTCAACTCTAATAACTATTTAGTTTCAACCCATGATAAAGTTCCTCGTACTCTTGCAGAACCACGGACATATTCAACTGTAAGTGCTAATACATCGGGTGTAGCCCCATCAATAGATGCATGTAATCCAAAGTTTTTAAAGATATCTGAAACATTTTTAGTAAATGTTGTACTCATATAACCACAAGCTAAAACAACTGAAGAATTAAATTCAGTATCATCAATAATAGTTACACTATTATCTACAGTAGAAACTTGTGCAAATGAATTAGGACTAACAGAAGACCAAGTAGGTGTTAACCCACCTGGATTTAAAATTAATCTCCATAAAACCATAACGCCAGTTTCATTATCAATATCAATTTGATTTGGCCAAATAGTACCACGAGATTTAGTAGGATCTAATCTAATAGCAATAAGTGGGCGATGATCACCAGATTGATGTAAAATAGTAGCACAATCAATTTGACTATTAATACAATAATTAAATGGATTTGTTTGATAAGCATCTGGTGAAGGGTTTAAATTACCACATAAATCTGCACTAGTAGAATATATTTCCATAGAAGCATTTCCAGTTACTTCAGAAGGTAAAATATTATCACAATCTAATGGACTTGGGCCACTATTAATTAATTCCATTCTGATAGGTAAAGAATAATTAAATAATTGTGGTTCAGATACAACATTAACATTAACAAATTGATGTGCCCAAATTACATTACCTTTAACAACAAAACCAAGTCTAATTCTACTAGAGTTCATTTCAATTTCAAAAGCATATAATTGAGCTTTCGTAAAATCAAGATTGTATAAACTTGCACCTGTACCATCCATTTGATCTAAATTCCAATCAGATTGTACAATACAAGTATCGGTCTGTGTATCACCTAATGAATCATAAGTACGAATACATGCATACATTAAACCATCAGCTCGTAATTCATAAAATATACCACTTCCACCAATATCAGCAGCAACATCTTTATCATCTTTATCATCAAAATAACCAATACGTGCAATATTATGTTGAACTGCTAATGTAGTTCTAATAGTAGCACCAATAACTACATACATTCTTGAATCTGCTTGATAAGGCATATATGCTTTTGTTTGATAAATTAAATGTTGATTATTAACTAAATCTGTATTTGTTGATACAGTAGTATCTAAATAAACTGCAGCAGAAGTTGTAGTTCGATGTTCAATAGTTGGTGCACCATTAAGTGGACTAGCATCTGTAGTTCCTATATAAGTATTAAATAATAATGGTTGTAAATCATAACGATATTGTGCATGAAATAAATTAACACAATGTTTTGAAATAACTTGTGGAGTACCATCATCTACTTGTCCTTCTAAACAAGCCCACTTAAGTAAAATATCAATAAATTCATTTTGTGTTGTATGATCAGTTGGTTGTGTAGTATCAATTTCAGAATATTTAAGATATAATGTATGATCGTTATCTCTAATCCAAAATTCATTTGTATTTGTTTGTTGAATAGTTACATTTTTTTTATTAAAATAATCAACTCGTCCTGAATCATCACCTGATGTCCAAACAAATTTTAAAAAGTTACAGTCATTATAGACCTGTACACTTTCATCAACGTTACATCCATTTCCTGTTTGTGCTGGGCCTGGCATTTTTTATTTTAATATAATTTCTAACTAAAATTAATATATATATATATTATTATAAACATTTTTTATAAAAAAAATAATATTTAATTAGGTTTGGTTAGAAATTAAACTTATAATTGATTTTTAAAAATTATAAATTAATTATATAATATAAAATCAATTTCATCATCATCATCATCAGTAAATGTTAATTCAGTTACTATTTCTTCTTTTTTATTTTCTTCTTTTTTATCATCGATTATTTTTTTTACTTCATTTATTGAAATAATATTAATATTATTATCCATATTTATATTTATATTATATAAAATATTTTTTTTATAAAAAAAAATTAACTTTAATCAAAAATATATAGGAATGGCTAACTTTGTATATAATATAAATTAATATTATTTTTATTTTTATTAGTAATATTAAAACACCTATTAATAATATTATTCTCAAAATCAAAATAATTAGTATAGTCAAATAAAATAATAATATTATTGACATTTTGAAAGTGTATACCTCTATATTTATTATCATCATAATTAATTAATAATACTTTTTTTTTACCATTATTAAAATTATTTAATATATTAAATATATTACCTTTTAGTTCAGAATATATTATATCATTATCATTAAATAATTCTTTAATATTAATAATAGTATTTATATTTAAATTATTATAATATATTATAGAATAATCATTTAAATTTTTATTAATAATATCATTACATACAATTTCTGTAATATTATTATTATTATTATTATTATTATTGTTATTATTATTATTATTATCATCATGGATTAAAATCATATTTTCAAATGTAATTATTTCTCTACATATTGGGCATTTATTTGAATTTTCTAATAATTTAATTAAACAATTAAAACAGAAAATATTATAACAACAACAAATTATTGTAGGAAAATGATATTTATCTATACAAATAGAACAATTATTATTATCATAATTTTTTAAATTATTACTAATAAAATTAATATTATTATTTGTTTTTAATAATTCAAAAATTGAACATCTATCCAAACATTCACCACCAAGTTCTAATAGTGAAGTACATATTTCATTATTATTAATTAAATATTCAATAAAATATGGTATATAATCATGTAATATATAGTTAAATGTAGGTTTTTTACATTTAATTATATGTTTAGTATAATTAGTATTCTCTATATTATATTTAATTAAACTAATTTTTGTAAAAATTTCAATATTTTGAAAATTATTTTTTTTAAAATATTGCTTTATAAATGAATTATTATGATAATTATTATTATTAAATAAATTATTAGATATGGATGTTATAAACCAAATAAATCTATATTTTGGTTTAACATTTATTGATTTAAGAGAATCAGCATCGTCAAATATTACTCTATTCCATTTAATTGTTATATTATCTTTTATAAACTTATTATATAAATTTGATGAACATAATATAATATCATAATTTATAATTATATTATCATCAAAATTAATATTTAATTTTGTTTTTATTATATAATATTTTAAATCTTTTATTTTTTTAATTTCATTTTCCCAAAATGTTATCATATGATGATTAACTACTATTAATGAAGTATTTATATGTTCTATATTTTCATCATGAATAATATCCTTACAATAATTATCTTTATTAAATATAATTATTTTATTTTTAATTTTTTCTATATTATTTTTGTTTCTTTTACATAAAGTTAACATACATAATGATTTACCTGTACCGATTCCATTTCCTAAAATACCAGTATCTATATTATATGTTTGTACTAAACTATTATTATCAGATTTAATTATAATTTCTTTTTTTTCTAATTCTTCCATTTTATATATTGTATTTAATTGAAATGGTAATAATTTAACATTAGTAATAAAATTAGGTTGCTCTATTCTTTTTAACTGTTTATTAATTGACATTTTATTTATTTTAATAAAATTATTTAATATTTATATATTAATAAGTATTTAAATTATAATAATATATTATGGATAAATTTTTTGATAAAATATTATTAAAACAAAATGAAATTATAAATACCAATGATTATTTATATAATAAAAAAAATATAGGTATATATTTTTCTAAATTAAATTGTGAACCATGTGTTGAATTTACTAAACAATTAACAGAAGTTTATAATAAAGTAAAATTTATTGATAATGATTTATTTGAAGTTGTATTTGTTTCTTTTGATATTATGGAAAATTTATTTGATATAAATTATAAAAAAATGCCATTTTTAGCACTTCCATATAATAATTATATACAAAATGATATATTAAAAAAAATGTTTAAAGTAAATGCTATTCCAAATTTAATTATATTAAATAATAATTGTGAATTAATAATTAAAAATGGTGAATCATTAATTAAAAATAATTTTAATGATATTAATAATTTTATTGATATTTTAAATTCAAAAAAAATGTAAATATATAAAAATATTTTTTTAGAATACATAAGATACTCTTTCTTCAGTGATTGGGGTGGCATTTGGTGTATCTATATATGAATCATATATTTGATTATTTGTATCTATATTATCATTAACTTCTTCTGTATCTCTAGTAAGCCCCCATTTTAAATTATCTAAATTTAAAATACTATACAATGGAATTATAATACTAAATATAGGTAAAAATGTAAAGAATGGTACAAATTTTAAAATCATATCAAATTTACCAACAATAATAATAATAATTAAATTTAAAAATATAATAAAAATTGTAATAAACAAAGGTACAAAACTATACCCCTGTAGTGTAATACTTAATATTGAATTAAATAAACCAATAATTATTACTAATGGTAATACAAATATAATAAATAATTCCATAATAATAATCAAATACATTTTTAAATGTTGAAATAAACTTTGTTTTGGTGGTTGTAATATTAATAGAAATAAACATGAAATCAGTGAATTTGTCCACCTACGTCTTTGATCTATTAATATTTTAAATGTATTAGGTACATCTGTATAACATAATGCATCTGAAATATATGATAAATTTTTATCTGGAAATTCTTGTAATATTAATGATGTTAAATATCTATCTTCACCAATATCTAATAAATTTTTTTCATATAATGAATTATTACCATCAATTTCTATATATTTTTTTATAATATTTTTATTAATTACTGTTTTATTATTATTTGTTAATTTAATTAATGTAAAACATCCAGATAATACAAATACATTATACATTATATGTTCAAATGTTTTTAATAATAAATGTGAAATAAAATACTCAAAACATTGAATTATTGTAATAAAGCTTTCATATTTATTTTTTACTACTGTTTGACCACATACTGCAATACAATCTGTATTATTTTTTAAATAAGATAATAAAGATAATAAACTATTTTTTTCAATCTCAGTATCACAATCTAATATTAATATATAATTATATTCATTAATAGAATGTTCTTTAAATGTTATAGAATGTTGTATATAATTAATTATATTTGTATATGTATTATTATATTCTTTCTTAAAATATTCATTATTTATAAAATTAATAGTTTCATATATAATTAATGCAGAATCTTTTTTTCCACGATTTCCTCTTTTTGGATTATTAATTTCATTATTATTACCACATTTTATAATAACTATATAATTTATATTGTGATATAATCCGTTATATAATTTAAGATTATTATCTTTATATTTAATTGTATTATTATATAAATTATTTGTTTCTAAATTATTTATATATTCTGAATTCTGTAATATAGATTTTAATAATACTTCATCAATATTTTTATTTGATTTTTTATTAATTATAATACCATCTAATACAATCATTAATAATATATTATCTAAATTATAATTTAAATCTTTAATAGAATCAATAGTTTTTTTAATAACATCTTCATTTTCATTATATAATGGAATATGAATAATAACTTTATCATTATATAATGTATTATCTTTATTTAATATATTATTTTTATATTTTCTATAATAATTATAGAAAATTCCAAATATTACATTTAATCCTAATGTAAATATTAAGAATACTAAATATATTATGAAGAACCAATCTGTAATATTACAAAAATCATCTTTTCTATAAAATAATTTTGTTTTATTTATATTTTCATTATATTTATTATTTATTAAATGTATAATATTAGTACATTTTAACCACTGATAGTATACAAATATTATTACAATTATATTATATAATATAATTAGTAATAATAATATTGCTATTTTTTGACAATAATATATATGATTAATTTTTTCTTCTGATTTTGTTCGCCATTTTAATATAAATTTTGGTAAAATATTATATAATATATTTCCAATTATTTGAATCATTTTATAATAAATGTTAATTATAGTTTTTTATAAAAAAAAATCAATTTTTATTAATTTAAATTAATAAAAATTTATCAGTTATTTTATATGATTTACAGTTATATCTTTTTTTTAAAATATTAAATTCATTATTAAATTCAATAATAATATTATTAATTTTATTATTTACCATATAATTTAAATTAACAATATTATTATTATTATCTAATTGTTTAAATTCAATAATAAATTTATTAATTATACTGTTAATTTGATTTATTAAATTTTTAAATACATTATAAAAATCTTTTTTTTTATTATTATTTTTATATTTTTTATATAATTCATTTTTATATTCATCTTCACTTATTTTATTTATTAAATAATATATAGATAGCTGTGTATTATCTATATAAGTAATTCTATATTTTAATATTTTTATATTTAAAATCATATATAATTTATTTAATTTTATAATATTATTATTATTAATTTTATTAATAATATCATTAGATAATAAATTATTATTATTTTCTATTATATCTTCATGGTAATGTGGGTTATGAAATAATTCATTATCTTTAATTATTCTTAATGTATTCCAATCAAACTTAATATGACATTGTGTACAGAAAAATTGGTTACATCCATCAATTTTTTGAATTAATATATAACATCCTGGACATTGTTTTGAATTTTTATTAATTATATTATAAGTATCAATATCTTCTTGTTTACATATATGAAAACTATTATTTTTAATAATATTACATTTATTACATATAATTGAATTACATATACTACATGTATTATTTTCATTTACTAATCCATTACAATTATTATTTATACATAATTTATTATATACTATTCTTTTTCTTTTTCTATTTAATATATCATTATTTTGTAATGATTCTATAATTTTATTTGTATAGTGTTTACTTTCTAATTTTAATATTTCAATTTCAGCGC